AGCAATCAACAAACCAAAAATCATTATGATTGGTGGTCCTGGTTCTGGTAAATCAACTTATTCAGAATTGATTACAAAGAAACTAAACATACCACACATTTACACTGGTGATATGATGAGAGCTTTAGCAAAACAGAATACACCTGATGGTAAGAAAGTAAAAGACTTATTAGCACAAGGTAAATTTGCACCATTAAGTATTGTTATTAATGCAGTAAAAGAAAGATTACAAAAACCAGACGCACAACAAGGTTATGTGTTTGATGGTTTCCCTCGTAATGTTGAACAAGCAGAACGAATGAATGATGAAGGTATTGAATACGACTATGTTGTTAATCTTGTAGTAAGTGAAGAAGAAATTATTAAACGATTGACAGCAAGAGGTAGAGAAGATGATAAACCAGAAATCATTAAGAAAAGATTAGAAGTGTATCATAAAGAAACAGCACCTTTATTAGACTATTTTAAAAACGAGTTAATAAATATTAAAGCTGAGGGCAGTACACCAGAAGCAATAGCAGATAAAATAATAGAGAAGATTAAATGAAAAAGTATGACGACATAAGATTTCAGGAATTAAAAGAAGGCCTTTATGACCCTAATATCTTTAAGGCATTCTTTTTAGCAGGTGGTCCTGGTTCAGGTAAAACATTTGTAACTAAATCTACTTTTTCAGGTACAGGTTTAAAAACAATTAATTCAGATGCCTCTTTTGAAAGAGGTTTAAAGAAATCAGGTCTATCTATGAAGATGCCAGATGATGAGGCAGAAGCTAGAGATATGATTAGAGACCGTGCTAAGGCAACAACAGATGCACAAATGCAATTAGCAATTAACGGCCGATTAGGTTTAGTTGTTGATGGCACAGGTAGAGATTTTGATAAGATTGCATATCAGAATAGTTTATTAAAACAATTAGGTTACGACACATATATGGTGTTTGTTAATACAAGTTTAGAAGTTGCATTAGAAAGAAACGCACAAAGAGAAAGAACAGTACCAGAATATATTACAATTAAATCTTGGAAAGGTGTTCAAGCAAATATTGGTAAGTTTCAAAATTTATTTGGTATGAGTAATATGATTATTATTGACAACAATAAATCAGACAAAGAATTGGTAACTCAAACAATGTCTAAAGTGGGTAAATCTGTAAGAAGTTTATTGAGTAGACCAATTCAAAGTTACACAGCCAAAAGATGGATGGCAACAGAAAGAAAGTTAAGAAGAAAATAGAAATGAAAAAGTTTAGAGAAATTATAGAAAGTATAATTGACATACCAAGAAGGACTTATGCGCCTATGGTATTTAATGATGCTGATACTATGAATCCTAAAATTAAACCAGAAGTTAAAGCATTAATAGATGCACATTTAAAGGAATTTGAAAAAGAATATCCTGTATTAAAGACTTCTTTAATTGGTTCAATTCTAACTAAACGATATAGAAATGATGCAGATTTAGATATTAATGTATTGTTTGATGTGCCAGTTGGCAAAAGAGAAGATGAAAGAGTAAGACTTTCTAAAAAGTATTTGTCTGCTAGTAATCCAGATAACATTCAAGGTCAGTTAATACCAGGTTCTGAACACCCTATTAACTTTTATTTTATTACAGATGAGGCAACTTATGAAGACCAAAATAAAAAGGCTGACGCAGTATTCGATATTGAGCGTAATGTGTTCATCAAAAGACCAGAAGATTTTAACTTTGATGTTAATTTGTATATCCAAGATTTCAGCCGTAAGGTGCAAGAACTTGATGTTGTCAAAGGTGAATTAAAAAGAGATATTATTGATTATGATGAGTTGACAGAATTATCTCCAAATGATATACTTAACCTACAAGATAAGATTAATGAAAAACTAGAAGAGATTGAAGATAGTATTAGAACAATTATTAGAATTGGTGACAATGTTGATGCAGAAAGAAGAGCTGTATTTGATAAAGATATGTCGCCAGATGAAATTAGAGATTATGGTGTGAAGAACAGATTACCTAAAAATGTTATTTACAAAATGTTAGAGAAGTATCACTATCTAAAATTCTATAAGAAATGTAAAAAGATTTTAGATGACGGAGAGGTTACAGACGCAGAAATTGACAGTATTCGTAACGAAAGTGTTGCAAAAATACAACAAACAAAGGGCTTGCCAAACGGTTCCGATTGTGTTACCATAGAGAAAATGGACAATAACACTATGATAGAAGCTACTAAAAAATCAATAGCATTTGCATTTGGCAGATTTAATCCTCCAACTATTGGCCACGAAAAACTTATCAACAAAGTTAAGTCAGTGCCTACTACCGACTATAAAATTTACCTAAGTCGTAGTGAAGACCCTAAAAAGAATCCACTATCTCCAAGAGATAAGTTGTCTATTATGAAAAAGTTGTTTCCTAGCCACGCTAGAAACATTGAAATCAATCAGACAAATATGGTACTTGATATTGCAACTGAACTATACAAAAAAGGTTACACAGATGTAACTATGGTTGCAGGTTCAGATAGGGTTAGAGAATTCGAAAACATCTTACAAAAATATAATGGTGTAAAATCCAGACACGGTCTATATGACTTTGATAGTATTAAAGTAGTATCAGCTGGCGAAAGGGATCCTGACGCTGAAGGTGCAACAGGTATGTCAGCATCTAAAATGAGAGATGCAGCCGCTAAGGGTGATTTAAAATCTTTTGAAAAAGGATTACCTAAAGGTGTTGATGCAGCTGGTATTATGAAACAAGTTAGAAGAGGTATGAAGTTGGCTGCCTCTTTTGGTGGTATGAGTGCAGTAGGTACTGGTGCAAGACCAATTGTTTCATTAGAAGAATTTGAACAACAACAAATTAGAGACCTTTATATTAGAGAAATGATATTTAATATCGGCGATGAAGTTGATTATGTCAAAGAAGATATACAAGGTAAAGTAGTTAGAAGAAGCACAAACTACATTGTTGTAGAAGATAATAAAAACAATTTACACAAAGCTTGGATTTGGGACTGTGTTCCAATTGCAGCTGATAGAGAGGTAGAAGTACGAGAATATAACTTAGATGTAGATTATGGATTTGAGGCAGTATCAGAAAAGAAATCTGAATATGGTCACACTGATAGTTTACCACAAGATAGAGATGTGAAGAAACAAAAAGGTACACAACCTAAAAAGTATTTTAAAAGTTTGAGTAAAGATGTTAAAGACAAACGAGCAAGTCATTTTAGAAACACTGATACAACAAAGAACGACAACGACCCAGCACCTGGAGATGATAAGTCAAAAACAAAACCTAGTAAATTCACTTCTAAGTACAAGAAAATGTATGGTGAATTACGAAAAGACCTTAATGATGCCTGTTGGACAGGTTATAAACAAGTGGGTATGAAGAATAAGGGTGGTAAACAAGTACCAAACTGTGTACCAGAGTCCTATGAGATTGGTGCTGACTATGCCAACCATACAAAAGAGATTACTCCTGGTCAAACACCAGACGCAAAACCAGTAGATGCGAAAGATAGAGGCAAACCTACTGAAAAAGATGTAAAAGAATGGGCAGCTTCAGATACCACAATAGATAAATATAAGCAACGATATAAAACAGAATGGAAAGCAAGGCTAGATGAAGTGGTTTCCAAGATGATGGAGAAAATATAATGTTAAGTTTTGCAGATTATAAAGACAGAATTTCAAAGTCGGTACATTATCATATAGAGAATAATATACCGTTTGCTGAAAACATTTATAGAGTACACAGTGAAGAATTTTATAAGTTGTTTAGAGAGGCAAGAAATTTATATAATGAGGGTTTACTAACAGAATTATCCGATTGGGATAGAACTCTATTAGAAACAGATATTGGTGAGTTTGGTGAGTACGAAGGAGAAAATGTACCATTAGATTGTCCAATACAAGAAGAAGATGAAAAGAATCCACCACTGAACAAACCAAAAAGAGGTGGACCGAAAAAGTTTTATGTGTTCGTCAAAGACGGTGACAAGATTAAGAAAGTTACTTGGGGCGACACAACTGGATTAAGTGTTAAACTTGACAATCCAGAAGCTAGAAAATCTTTTGCGGCTAGACACAGATGTGACCAGCAAAAAGATAAAACGAAGGCCGCATATTGGGCTTGTAATTTGCCACGATATGCTAAGAGTTTGGGAATGAGTGGTGGTGGAAACTTCTATTGGTAATGTATTTTATGATGTAAGACCAGACGAAACAAAGGAGGGCAATGTGTTCACAAGAATATTTGGAGAAGATTGCCAACCAAGTGAGTTAGTTTGGCACCGTGATAAAAAAGATAGAACATTTAAAGTTATATCTGGTGTGAATTGGAAGTTTCAGAATGATAATGAATTACCATTTGTTATGCATATAGGTGATAAAATAAAAATTAAAAAGGAAAGTTTTCACCGAATCCATAAAGGACAAGGTAAACTAATTATAGAGATAGAGGAAAATGACTAGTAGATATAGACAAACAATGAGCGAAGCAATGGAAGCTGTTCGTTTAAATGAGGCACAATCTCATACTGTAAGATTTTTAGACCCAGCAAATGGTAAAAGATTTGCTGTGCCATTTAAAACACACGCTGATGCTGAAAAGAAAATGGCTCAACTTAAAAGAGATGGTGTTAAAGATATTAAGATTACAATGGATACTTTAAAACCAGGAATTAAATTTAAAGAAGTCAATGAAGATAAAGACCACGAAATCTCAATGGCTCGTAGTGAATTAGAAGCTATCTCAGATAAAGCTTTGAAACTTTCCTCTATGTTGCAAAGTAAATCAGATGAAGGCAACCCATTAGAAGCTTGGGTGCAATCTAAAATTACAAAAGCAAAAGATTACATTACTTCAGTTGCAGACCATATGGAATATAATCCAGATAATGCAAATGAAGAATTTGAATTAGAAGAAAACTTTAGTGATGCTCAGATTGCACAACTTAAAAAAGCATATGGTCCTTTAAAAGATAAAAGAATTTCTATTGACAATGCTAATAAGATGAGAGCAATGTTTGATAAGTTAGATAAAAATAAAGACAACTTAGAGAAGTTATACAAAGCAGACATTCCTTTTATATCATCTATGGCAAGTGCAAGATTAATTTCTAAACATAATTACAAAGCACAACAACTTATTGGATTAAGAAAAGAAGGTGTTGATATTGCAGTAGGTGAATTGAAAGAAATTAACGAACTGTATAAACAATATACAGATGAGGAACTAGGTGAAATGTTTGGCAACAAACAGATTGACCCTACTACAGCGGCTGCTTTAAGAGCATACTTATCTGGTAGAGCAGGAGGTTCTCCTTTTCCACCAGTAATTGAAGGTATGATGAGTAAGATTGACCAGATGCAAAAAGACGGTAAATCTGTTGCTGATATTGCAAAAGAATTAAAGATGGATGTAAAAGTTGTAAAAGGTATTTTAGGTGAAGAAGTTAAAGATAAAGACAGTGCATATGCTATTGGTATGGCACAGGCAAAGAAGATGAAAGGTGATGAACCACCATTAAAGAAATCTACTATTACCAAAGGCCACGAAATTGCTAAGTCTATTCTTAAAAAAGAAGAAAAAGAACACCCAGCAAAAGAATTATATGAGGCTATTGCAGCTGTTAAAAATAAAGCAGAAAAAACTGGAATGCCTTATAGTATTTTGAAACAAGTATATGATAGGGGTATGGCAGCTTGGAGAGGTGGACACCGACCAGGCGCTACACAGGTACAATGGGCACTTGCTCGTGTAAATTCATTCGTAACAAAATCCTCTGGAACATGGGGAGGCGCTGACAAAGACTTAGCTGCCAAAGTAAAAGGGAGTAAATAAATGAGTTACTTAAAACAAAAACCAGGTAGCATTGAAGAAGTAATCAAAGGACTTTCTTCAAAGGTTTTAGAAAGCGACTACCAAGATAAATTTAAAAAAGAATTAGACAAAGCAGGTAAAGGTATTGGTTCAATGACACCTGCTGAAAAGAAAGCATTTTTCAATAAGATTGACAAGATGCATAACGCAAAAGATGAACAGGCTACTTCTAAAAAAATAGATAAATTTCACAAGAAGTTAGATAACCTTGTACACAAATCTTTCGGTCATTCTTCAGATGAGAAGAAAAAAGAGATGAAAGAAGAAGTGAAAGAAGGTGGTCCTGGTTCAGGTCCTCAAGGAAATAGTGCAAAGAAAACTAATTTTTCTAGTGCTCAAATTAAACAAGCATATGGTATTTTAAATGACCCTCGTTACAAAGCAGGCAATTACTCTGGTGCAGTTAAAACAATTAACAAAGTAACACCAGGTTTAGCTGACCATCCTGATGTTAAAAAAGCATTGATGAGAGCTAATGAAGCTAACGAAGAAAAAGAAATTGATGAAACTCATATGTCAATGAAACAGGCACAAAACCAAAGTCAAAAAGATGCTAAAGGTGAGAAAGAAGTTATCAAACCTATGAGAGAAACAATCTTAGACTTATGGAAAGAAGCGGCTGAAAAAAAAGTTGAGAAAAAACCTGAAGAAAAAGTAGAAGCTAAACCAGAAGCTGAAGAAGAACAGGTTGATACTAAAGCTAAAGACGCTGAAAAAAAAGCTGATGAAGCTGAAAAGGCAAAAGACCAAGTACAAATTCTAAAGCAAAAGGTAGAGCAAGAAAAGAACAAACAGGTTCAACAAAGAGTTAATCCAGAAACAGGTGAACCTCTTTTACAGGTTGGTGTTGCATACAAACATCTTAGAGATAAGATGAAGAAAGAAGAAACAACAGCTGTTAAGAAAGAGAACGAACAAAACAAGAACAAAAAAGTTACTGATACTGGCGAAAAACCTTCAGAAATTGAAACTGAGCCTAAAATTAAATACAATATGTAGCATAACTCGTTGATTTCCAACGAAATAAATGCGACAATTTGTCTAAAAAAGTGCTTGCCAAAGGGCTAGGTATATGTTATTATATAGTATAAATGATAAAGGACAAACACTATGAAAAACTTACCTAGAATATACCTTGACATGGATGGCGTCCTTGTTGATTTCGAAAAACAATTAGTAGATACAATCAAAATGCCTATCAGTGATTGGATGAAACTCGACAGAAAGAAGCGTTGGGATCCAGTTATTGCTAGAACAGACTTTTGGTCTACAGCACCTTGGAACAATGAGGGTAAAAAACTCCTAGACTTTGTTAAGAAGTATAATCCACATATTCTTAGTGCGTATGTAGAACACGCACACGACCCTAATTGCATACCTGGAAAAGGTAAATGGGCAATGCAAAAGGCTGGCATTCCACGAGATAGAATTAATCTTGTGATGCGAAGTCAAAAGAAAAATTATGCCAAAGTAGGTGGCGAACCTGCTATTCTAATAGATGATTACGATAAGAACACCAAAGAGTTTACTGCTCGAGGTGGTATCGGTATCACATTCAAAACAGCCTCTCAAACAATAGCCGAGTTGAAGAAACTCGGTTTCTAATCACTTTCCCTTATAAATATAGGTACGATATTAATAAAAGTGAGTACCTATAATTTAACTTAAAAGGGAGAGAATAATATGTCAAGTTGGGGAAAAGCAGATAATGCCGGCGCTTCGCCGTTATGGGCATTAATGCAATTAAATACAGCTCAATCAACAGCAAATCAAACTGATTTGTTTGAAGATGCAACAGCAGATAATTTTATTACAGGCCAAACTATTGGTCTATTCAACTATGCAGATGCACAAGTACCAGCTGGTGCCGCTCATGCAGGTTGGAACTTGAAAATTGCTGGTTCTGGCGGAAGAAGTGGCAGAACTCAGTACCAAACTTTAGTAGCGTTAACAGACGCCGCTTAATAAAACCAAATTACGAGAGGGCTTCGGTCCTCTCGTATAAATATATTAATAAAGTGATGTGAGAATTTACTCACAGTAGCATTCCCTCAAAAGAGGGTTAACAGGAGATGAAAAATGGCAGACAAGAAAATCACACAGCTGACCGATTTAGGTACAGCTTTAGCAGGTGTTGACTTATTCCATGTTGTAGATGACCCAAGCGGTACACCTATTAACAAGAAAGTATCAGCATCAAATATCTTTAATTATATTCCTACTTGGTTAGGATTAGCACAAACTTCACAACTAATTACAGCAGATGGTTCGTCAGCGACAGCAATCAATGTCACTACGGCCGTTACTGAAATTAATGCTACATCAGCAACTCACTCAGGTGCGTTAGCAGATGGTACAGCAGGTCAGATTAAGACTATTGTTAATACATCTACATCTGGCACAAACGCAGTAACAATTACACCAGCAAGTAGAGGTGGTTATTCAACTATCGTACTTGATAAACCAGGTGAAAGTGTAACTTTGATGTTTAAAAATTCAAAGTGGTATGTTATCGCTGAAGGTTTTGGCGCTACAGTTAACGCTTAATATATAATTTAAGGAGATATTATGTCTATATCAAAAGAAGTATTGATTGAAGAAAGAAACAAGTTACAAACCGAGTTTGATACTGTACGAAAAGAAATGGTACAAATTGAAACTCAGTTAGGCCAGATGAGAAGCAATTTAAATGCTCTTAATGGCGCCATTCAACAAACTAATAAAATGTTAGGTATGTTTGAAGAGGAGAAAAAAAATGGTAAGAAAGTTTAAATCGTTTGTAAAAGAAACAGATTTAGCGGACTTTGAAGAGGATTTATTGCATGAAACTCCGCCTGATACTGCTGACGCTATGAAGCGTTATAAGTCAGGTAAGGCGGGTTTCACCGATAAGGCTCATTTGAAAGCTAAGGGATTGATACCTCGTAGCGATGGTAAAAAAAGAGTATCAGACAAATATAAGTAAGAGGGAAAAATGAAAACTTTTAAACAACATATTAAAGAAGGTATGTCACCTCTAGGTGTTGGCACTAATAACCATGACGGACAACATGTCGGTGATAGTGCAGTTAGTCTAGCTAACATCCATGATGAAGATGTACTTAAAAAGGTAAACGCCTATGTTGGTTCTATTGCAGAAAGAGAATACTTAAATCCTCAGGCTGCGGTTGACCAATTAAGAAATAATTTGAATAAAATCGGATTAACAGTATCACAAGTTGATATTGAAGGTAACAATGGCACAGTTAATGCTGAAGTTACACAATTCGGCGGAAGATTTGGTAAAGACATTGATGGTTCCGATATTAATGATGACGGTATTTCTAACAGAAAAGAAGGTGGCCTTAAATTACAGGTGAAATACGAAACATTACAAAACGGTACATCAAAAGTTTACGCCAAGTTAGTTTAATAACTAGGAGCGTGAATGTTTAAAGAAATTACCAAAGACAATTGGTTACTCTTTGCACAACAACATTATGATAATCCAACACTTGAGCAAGAGGTTGAATTTTATGATGACATTAAGAGATTTAAATATCTTAAAAGGTTGTTTCGCAAGTACGAGATAACTGGTGAAATAAAAGTAAGACTTGTAGTTAACCATATTATAGTTTTACAAAATGTTTTTGGTGCTGAGGTTTCAATAACTTTGTTATTGTTTAAGATTGATAAGAAATACTGGTCTATATTAAAACCAATACTAGACTATCTCAGTTATCTTTATCCACACGAACTGAATGATGTTCAAAACGACCAACGAATTGTTAGAGAGTTACAAAAGCTATGAGAACGATTGATGCATTAATAACATATAGAGTTATCAAACTTTTAGTTACTCCATTCGAAAGAACGGAGGCCTTTAAGCGTGGTATTATTGATAAAGACGGTAATGTTTTAATTAAGATGAAAGATGTAAAAGTACAATCTGATAAAAAACATTATACATTGTTACATAGATTTGTTTGGAATATTAAACGACTTATGAAAAAAGTCGGTTTAGGTAGTAGATTAGGTACATTTGGTGCCGCTTTAGCATTGTTAATTAAAGAAGATTCCTCTTACGCACAACACAAAGATGTTATTGAAAGTGCCGTAATTACCTACCTAAAAGAAGAAAATTTATATGATGAAATATTAAACGAAAGTAGAACAATACCAGAAATTGACGCTACACCATATATGACTTGTTTTGGTGTGGACATTTATGAAGTAAATGGAGAACTGGTTTCGGAGTACGATTATGCCAAAACACTATAAAGAAATGATTGATGAAATCATCAATAAGATGGATGAAGATGCACCAGCAAATGCAGTTGCACACGGTGGTGTAGATATGAATCCAACAGGTAAATTATTAAAGAAAAAGAAACAAGAACCTATGAAGAGATTAGGTGAAAAGATTAAAGAAGAGAATGATAATAACAATGTAACTCTTAGAGGTGTGCTTGATACTTTAAATAAAGTTGAAAAAATATCTGACCAATATCTAGGTGTCAATGAAGAAATAGAAGTTGTTGAAGAACCTAAAGAAGAGTATAAGACATTTAGAGATAAATTTAATGGCTAAATCCTTTAAAGAATACTTGGGTGTAGGTGGTTTTGCAATGGGTACAATTGACAATGTTAGACCTATGGCAAGTTTAGGTAAAACAGATAGACCACCAAAAAGAAATGGCCGTACGGCTGATGCTAGAGCAATGGGTTTAGTTGCAAACTATGACACTCAAGCACCAGGTACAATGAGGCCAGCCGCAAGTACCAATCTTAAAAAATTAAAAGAAGAAGATTTAAACGAATTAGAGTTGAAAGATATTAAAAATGCAGCTCAAAGATTTGCAAAAGGTATTTACGATAAATTAAAAAGAATAGCAACAACATCTAAAAGATATGAGTATGCAGCTAAAACATTACAAGATGTTATTGATAGAAAGAAAAAAGAAAGAGCAAAAGAAGGCCTGCCTTTAAGACACGATATTGGTTATTATTCAGCTGCCGTTGCAGATACATTCAAAGATATTGACCCTAAGAAATTAGTTAAAATGGTTAAAGAAGAAACAATAAAAGAAACTCCGCTATATAATTACATGCTTGAAAAAGGGGTAATTAAAAGCAAGGAGTAATATGGCAGTTATTTAC